AGCGCACCCGACAAACGGGCGCCCATTGCTTGCCTGGCCGGATTGCAGCGACCAGTGGGGCGCCAACAGTGACGCCAGCAAGCGCACGCATGTGGGCGGCACCGGTAAGAGCCCGACGCGCGCCAAATACAGCGCAGGCGGCCCTGTTGCGCCAGTCGCGGCTGTTGCGCAGCCCACCCGCGAGCCGCAACCGCTGGACGCAGACGACGAGACTGGTGTGGCTATCCACGACCGCATGTCGCTCAACGAGGCCAAGACAGCCAAGGCGATCTACGACGCCCGCAAGGCGAGGATGGATTACGAGGAGGCGACGGGGGTGTTGGTGCGGATCGAGGAGGTGCGCTCCAAGGTCTTCAAGATGTGCCGCATAGCCCGCGACCAACTGCTGACGATGGAGGACAGGCTGTCCCCCATCCTGTCGAGCCAGACCGACATCATGGACGTGCGCGCAACGCTACGAGAGGAAGCGCGGCGCGTGTGCGAGAAACTGGCAAAGGCATCTGACGAACTATGATTGACTGCGTGGCCGAATCCTGGCGCTCGGGCTGGACGCCCGACCCCCTGCTGCTTGTCAGTGAGTGGGCCGACAAGAACCGCAAGTTGGGCAGTAAGTCCGCAGCAGAGCCTGGAGATTGGCGCACAGACCGCGTGCCATATGCCCGCGAGCCAATGGATATTCTCAGCGTTACCGACCCAACACAGACAGTTGTGCTGATGTGGGGAGCCCAGACGAGTAAGGCGCTTGCACTCGATACGCCCATCCCGACCCCGACCGGGTGGTCAACGATGGGTGATCTGCGCGTAGGCGATGAGCTTTTCGACCAGGACGGCAAGGTTTGCCGAGTGACCCACAAGAGCGAGGTTTTCCGCGACCACCGCTGCTACGAAGTCGAGTTCAGCGATGGTTCGGTTATTGTTGCTGATGCTGGGCACAGGTGGGAAACACTCTCTGGCAAGCACCAGCGACCTGGGGTGCACACCACAGAGGAAATCGCAGCCTCTGTGATGTACCGTGGAAACAGGTTTAACCATGCGATCCCTGTAACCGAACCCCTGGACACAGCATCCAAGACGCTGCCGATTGACCCCTACGCCCTTGGTGTTTGGCTTGGCGACGGCAACCGCTGTTCGGCTCAGATCACATCCCACAAAGACGATGTAATGCACTTTGCGCGTGCGTTTGCGCGTGCTGGGCATCGCGCAATTGTTCGGCGCAAGGATCTGCGCACTGAAAACACAATGAACATCATCATCGACCCGACGCCGAAGCAGGGCCGATTTTGCAAGAGGGGGCACGACAAGGACAAGACGGGCCGGATCAGCGGCAACCGATGCGCCGAATGCGGGCGCCAGATTTCAAACTTTAATCAAGGTGGAAACCGTCGCCCTGTTGATCCGATCCACTATGTGCCTGACTCGTTTTCGCTGCGGTTGCGTGCGCTTGGCCTGCACCTTGAGAAGCGGATACCGGACGAGTACCTGCGCGCCTCTGCACGCCAGCGGCTTTTGTTGCTAAAAGGCTTGATGGACACGGACGGGACCATCGACAAGACACGCGGCGGCCTGTCGTTTTGTTCTGCATCAAAACTGCTGATTGACCAGTTTTATGAGTTGAGCGTGTCGCTCGGGCTGAAACCAACCATCAAGCGGCTGGAAAAGGCAAACGCCTGGACGGTCAACTTTATGGCGTACCGTGATGTGACGCCGGTTTTCGACTTGCCGCGCAAGCTGGAACTGATGCGCTACAGCACCGACGCCAGGGCAAGACCAACCGAAACGATGCGCCGCCGGATCGTCGCAGTGCGCCCTGTGCCATCCGTGCCAGTGCAGTGCATCGCTGTGGACTCGCCGCGCCACCTATTCCTGGCTGGGCACGGCATGATCGCCACCCACAACACTGAAACAGGAAATAATTGGCTTGGCTATATAATCCACCACGCACCAGGACCAGTTATGGTTTGCCAGCCGACTGTGGACATGGCCAAGCGACTTAGCAAGCAGCGGCTGTCGGATATGATTGAGCAGTCGCCGGCCCTGAAAGAGTTAATTGGTGACGCCAGGAGCCGGGACAGCAGCAATACCATGCTGTCAAAAGAATTTCCTGGCGGCGTGATGATTCTTACTGGCGCAAATAGTGCGACTGGCTTGCGATCAGCGCCATGCCGCTACGTGTTTGCCGATGAGGTGGATGCGTGGCCGCAAGACGTGGATGGCGAAGGCGACCCACTCAGCCTCGCCATCAAACGCACCACAACCTTTGGCCGCCGCCGAAAGGTGCTGATAACCAGCACACCGACGATCAAGGACGTGTCGCGGGTAGAGAAGGAATACGAGAAGTCGGACAAGCGCCGCTATTACGTGGCCTGCCCTCACTGCGGTTTCAGCGACTGGCTGCGGTGGCGCGGCTACACGGACGACCACGACGACCCGCGAGCCAAGGAATACCGGTTGGTGTGGCTCAACGAGGCTAAGACCGAGGCGGGCTACAAGTGCGGCGGGGCTGACTGCGGGGCGCTGATCGAGGAATACCACAAGACCAAGATGCTACTGGGTGGCCGCTGGGTGCCCACAGCGCCGGGAGACGGCAAGACGAGGGGCTATCAGCTATCGTCCCTGTACTCGCCATTAGGGTGGCTGTCATGGGTGGAGCTGCTGCAGGAGTTTGAGGCGGCAGCGCATGACCCGGCGCAGTTGAAAACGTTTGTCAACACGCGACTGGCCGAGACGTGGGAAGATGCCAGCACCATGCGGCTGGACGCGGAAGGCCTGGCTGCGCGAGCTGGTGGCTACACGCTGGGCACGGTGCCGTTTGGCGGCTTGGTGCTTACGGCTGGGGTGGACTTCCAGCGCCGCAACGGTGGTTATGCGCAGATCGTGGTGCGCGCCTGGGGTGATGGGGACGAGAGTTGGCTGGTTGACCGCAAGCTGATCCACGGCGACCAGAACACCCCCGAGTTTTGGGGACAGGTGTGGGAGGCATTGCGCCAGCATTACCCCCACGCTGGCGGCGGCACGGTGGGCATATACGCGTCTGCCCTTGACTCGGGCGACGGCGAGCACACGCACAGCGTGTATGCGTTTTGCCGCGAGCACCGGCTGGACCATGTGATCGCAACCAAGGGCCGCAGCACACCAGGCGGGCCAGTGCTGGGCAAGCCGACGCGCCAGGACGTGAATATCCGCAAGCAGACGATCAAGCGCGGTGTGGATCTGTGGTCTATCGGCCCTGACACGGCCAAATCGCTGATACACGGGCGTTTGCGCATGGAAATTGCCACCGGTGCGGGCGTTATCCACTGGCCGGCAGGGCTTCCAGACGACTATTGGAAGCAGTTGACGAGTGAAAAACAGACTGTAAAGCTGGTCAACGGGTTCCCAAAACGTGTTTGGGTGAAGAAAGACGCCGACTATAACGAGGACTTGGACTGCGAAATCTTGGCTTTGTCAGCCCTGGAATACGTCAAAACACGCCATAACAGGGCTACTTTCTGGGCGCAAATGGCTGCCAGACTGGGCAAACAAGCCCCTGATGCTGTAAAATCCGACGTTGAAGTGCCGATAGAAGTTGTACCGGCGCCGACTGAGCCTGTGGTTGCAGGCCGCATCACGTTGTCGAAGTGGGGGCGCGGAAAATGAAAACCGATTTCGCTACTGAGTTCGTGGCGCTGGCTGTTGAGATTGCTGCCGTGAGCCCGGACGCCGGGGCGCGGCTGGAGGCTGAGTTGCGCGCCCGGTACGCTGGCCGACCGGTGCGTATCTCGGTCGAGGCACCGGTTACGCTTGAGCGCATCGACGGGCTTTTGCGCCAACGCATGCCTGTGCGCGAGGTGGCTATTCACCTCGGCGTGTCACGCGCCACGATCTACCGCATGATCAAGCAGCCTCGAAAGTCTCACGGCAGCGCATGATTGAAACAGGCAAGCCGGTATCATGGCGCTGCACCCAACTGTGAGAACACATGGCCGGCATTGACCTTGCAACTGCTACAGCCCAGCTTAACGCGTATATCGCGGCAGAGACTGCTGTGCTTTCTGGCCAGGAATACACCATCAACGGGCGCAAATTGGTGCGCGCTGACCTGGCCGCGATCCAGGCTGGGATTACGCTGTGGGATCAGCGCGTCAAACGCCTGGGCGCCCGCAGCGGTGGGCGTAGCGCGACCATAACCCCGCGCCCGAATTTCTGAGCGACATGGCAAAGACACCAACAGCAGCCCCCACGCCCACGGGCATCATGCAGCGCATCGCTGCAGCCTATGGCGTGCTGGTTGGCCGCGATGCATCGGGTGCGCAGGCATCGGTGGTGCAGGGCGGCTACACGGGCGGCATGTACCGCGACAGCATGGTGTACTGGCAGCCTGGCATTGCTGACGCTGACTATGCCAGCGTGCCCAACCTGCGCGAGCTGCGTGGCCGTTCGCGTGACCTGGTGCGCAACTCCCCC